AGTTGGATCAATTGATCGGGACGATTGATCATGGGACGACTCGATCCACACTAGAGAGCTTTACGCCTGATGCATCGGGCTGCGCTGGGCTGATTCAATACTCGACGACTAACACTGTCACCGGAAGGATGACAGTGAGGACAGGCCCACAGATCCTGACTGCTGTGGTTAAGGTAAGGAAGTGCTTCAGGAGTCGATATGTGAATGGAAAAATTCTGCAGATAGATATCATTTCTGTGGAGCCGAAGTTCGCGCTGCACACCGCCGGCGAGGATCCTCCCAAGGATGTATATAGCCACCTTGCCAAGGTGATTCTGGCAGACAAGGTCACGAGATCACAGGCCAAGCTGATAACTCTCTGTGCGTTGTACGGCCAGTCAGCGAGAAAGTTGTCCGAAAGACTACCAGATGATGTCAATGCTAAAAGGGTCATCCAGCAGACTCGACAGTTTTTTGACAGTGACCGCCTAGAGGCCCGTCTCAAGTCAGAAAGAAAGAACGGAGTGATTAGAAATGTCATAGGCCGTCCTATCCGGATGCCAGATAATGACTCCCATCTGTTGATCAGCTACTATCTTCAGAGCTCTGCGGCCGAGGGCGCAGTTCTCATGTTCTCCAAGTTCATCCAGGAGACAGATCTTACCTGTGTGCCGCTGGGCGTTATTCACGATGCACTGATATTAGACTGCGATGAAAAATCAGCTCAAAAACTGCTCAGTGATGATAATTTTAAGCTTTTCTTGGGTGATTGGGAGTTTGATGCTGAAATCAAACATGTGGGAGAATAGTTAGTAATATGAATGAGAGATTACTGAAGAAGAAGATCCGCTCCGCCGTCCATGATATCCTTTTCGAACAGGCAGGGGATGTAGAAGACGAGCGTGAGCCGAAAGAGAAAGAGACCAAGTCGAAAGGGACCAAATTAGTTGGGGGCGCTACTGCGCAGCCAGGGGATATTGGTATAGTGAAAGGTTCTATCGGCAAGGGGGACTATAGGGCCTGGGTGAAGTCCGCCAAGGCCCGGGCGCAGAAGGAGCCCAGGGCGTTAATGGGAGATCTGGGAGTGAAGTCAACAGCGACTGGTGATGATCTTCAACAGGTCCTAAAGATACTGAGGGTGGCACTCAATTATAACCCCACTATGCGCGAGGCCTACGGCGGTGTGAGAGAGATTCAAGAGACGCTGCCAGATGGGGGAGCGGTGAAGGCGATCGCCGTGACCATGTCGGGCGTGGATCACAGAAACGGAAAACAGTTCTTGATGCACACCTTACAGGGCGCCAAGAATGCCAATTTTATCAATCCACAGGGCGCTCTAGGCATAGGCAGGGGTAGTGTCGAGTCAACTGTGATCTATTCTATTTGAACTTTTAGATAATCCCACCTAATATTAGACCATGAGCGCAGAAAATCTTGTAAGTCAGTTTAAGAAGTACCTGGACATCCTGAAGAAGGTGTCTGACAGTGAGTCCACTGATCGCCTCTCCGAGGCTGTCGGAGAACGATTGGTCCTGGCCCCTAGGGGACTCACAGTGGAGGACGGCGGCACCCCGGGGGGCCTTGTTGAGTTCAGTCTGAGAGTGGCCAGTGCTGCCAAATCGATGAGTGCTCACTTCGGTGATCCCAAGGCCCTGGTTAAAGTGAGCTTGTTGCATGAGCTTGGTAAGCTGGGTGATCTGGGCGCCGGAGGGGACCTATTCCTGCCGCAGGAGTCCGATTGGCACCGTGAGAAGCTGGGTCAGATGTACAAGTACAGTGAAGAGTGCTCGAGGATGAATGTGGGCCACAGGACACTCTGGATTATCTCTCATCTCAACTTCGATCTCACACGTGAGGAGTGGATGGCGATCAATGTGTCCCAGGGTCTACACCTCCAGGAAAATCAATTCTATGCCTCATCCATCGATGGTACGGCAGCAGGTCTTTTATCCGCAAGGCTGGCAGTATTACACGGTAAGTGATATTTATTGGTGTGGATCTACTTCGAAAATTCATCAAGGCTGTCATAAGAGAGACTGCTGACGAGAAAGATGGCAAAGAGCTCTTGACAGAGCCTGATATGATCTCTGACGAGGATCCCACGGAAGAAATGTCGGTCGTGGCTAACATCGCCGGAGTGACCACTCCGTTGGGCACTGGACCCGCATATCCCAATGGTAAGAAGAAAAAGAAGAAGAAAAAGAAGAAGTTTCCCTTGGGCTGGCAGAAGTCAGGCCCAGTGACATAAAATTTGAACATTTGACTTAGATAACTTAGATTTAATTGTGGTTAATACCACATTGTAATTTGACCATTAAACATTAAGGAGTTAAAAATGGCAATTGACCTTGACGCAATTCGTAATAAGCTGAACCAGCTTTCAGGTAACAACAGTCGTAGAAGCATGATGTGGCGCCCCCAAGAGGGGGAGGAAGTCACTGTCAGGGTGTTGTCTTTTCCTGACAACGACGGCCAGCCCTTCAAGGAGCGCTGGTTCTACTACAACATCGGTAACAATCCTGGGCTGCTCGCCCCTTACCAGTTTGGTAAGCCTGACCCAATCCAAGAGCTCATCAATAAATTGCGGGACGACGGCTCTAAGGAGTCCTATGAGCTCGCCAAGAAGCTCTATCCCAAGATGCGCTCCTACGCGCCTGTCGTCGTCCGAGGTGATGAGGACAGAGGCCTACGCATCTGGGCTTTTGGAAAGACAGTATATCAGTCCCTCTTGAATATCATGCTGGATGAGGATTACGGTGATATCACAGATCCCGTTACCGGTCGAGATGTCAAAGTGGTGTGCACTAAGGCTCCCGGGCGTAAGTGGGCATCCACAGAGATTCGTCCTCGCGGGAAGCAGACACGTCTGGCAGAGACTGATCAAGCCCGGGAGTGGATCGACAGTATTCCGGACCTAGACGAACTTTACACGCTCAAGTCGTATGAAGAGTTGGAGAAGATCGTCAACGATTGGCTCACCGGTGATGATGAGGACGACGATGATACTTCCAATACTGGGACTGAACGTGGAGGCACATCTGAGAGTTCCTCAGATGTGTCTGAGACGACTCAGGCCCCCAAGAAGTACAAGTCTTTGGATGATGCATTTGCGGATCTAGAGGATCTCTAGACCTAGAAGACAGTCGTGAATCAATCGGGCGGCTTCGGTCGCCCGATTTTCTTTGAACATGAACTAGTAGAGGTCTATGATTGTATCATCAGATGGAGATGTAGATGAGTAAAAAGAAGGACACAAATGACTTCACAGACGATCTGATCACGTCCCTGAATAAGGAACACGGATCAAGAGTCGCGTATAATTTGGCGCATGATACCTCACCCACACACGTGAATCGGTGGATAGGGACTGGGTCTCGGTTGTTAGATTATATCATATCCAACCGAGACGACGGCGGGCTTCCTGAGGGGAGAATTGTTGAGATCTTTGGGCCTCCTTCTATCGGGAAGTCTCACATTGCGATCCAAATCGCTCGAACGACCCAACAGATGGGTGGGATTGTAGTGTATATCGACACAGAGAACGCAACTTCTGTTGAGAATTTGTCGCTCTTGGGTGTTGATATCATGAAACGATTTGTGTATGTTGACACACACTGTACAGAGGAAGTACTCTCCATTGCTGAGTCCACTATTCTCAAGGCAAAGGCGATGGACAAGGATGTTCCCATCACTATCATTTGGGACTCAGTTGCTGCATCCTCCCCGAAGGCTGAGCTCATCGGGGATTATGACAAGGAATCCATCGGACTGCAAGCGCGCGCAATCTCCAAGGGTATGCGAAAAATAACCGGCGTGATTGGTAATCAGAATGTTCTATTTGTCATTCTGAATCAGATTCGAACTAAGATCGGAGTCATGTATGGAGATCCCACTACAACTCCGGGGGGCAAGGCAATCCCTTTTCACTCATCTGTTCGCATTAAATTGGGTGCCGGCCAGCAGATCCAGGATAAGGATAAAAACGTCATCGGAATTCATGTCTCCGCCAAAACGATCAAGAATAAGGTGGCTGCACCCTTCAGGATCTGTAACTTTGAGATTCACTTTGGTGTGGGGATC